CGAACCGATTCAGCAGAAAAATTCACCGGATGGGAGTGTTCTGGAAGGCAAAAAAGCCGAGTCTGCACAGCCGGAATCGCCGGATGCAGGGCAAAAGTTGGTTTCTTGGGTGCTTTCCAATGGCGGAGTTTCTTGGGTGCTTTCCAATGGCGGATTGGACGCAGAAAAGGCCCCCGAAGAGTACAAATCCATCCTTACAGCCAAAAAATGGGGGAAAGTGGAGGATGTATTGAAGGGGTACAAGGAACTGGAGTCCTTTGTCGGCCAGAAAGTGCTCAAACAGTTTCCGGATATTCAGTTGACTGAGGAACTGGAGCAGAAAATTTATGAAAAACTGGGTGTTCCGTCCAGCCCGGACGCGTATGACTTTACTCCGCCGGAAAAACCGCCTGTTGAGATTGACGAAAACCTTGTATCGGAGTTCAAGAAGTTCGCGCATGGACTGAAATTGACCCCCAAGCAGTTTCAGGAACTGATAAACTTCCAGTTAGAGGTTGCCGGAGCGGCTCAGGAGGCGATGCAGAAGCAGCTGGAAGAACAGCGCGAATCTGCGGCAAAGGAATTGAAGGCGAAATGGAAGTCTGAGTACGAGGAAAACTTCAAGCGAGCCAAGCAGACGGCGGAGAAATTTGGGATTTTGCCGGTTCTTGAGGAGGTTGGTCTTGCGGACCATCCGAAAGTCATTGATATGCTGTTTACGATGAGCAGCCGTCTGGCGGAAGACAAAATCCAGACGGGTTCCGGCACGGCGCCGGCCAAAGAGCAGACGCTGTATGAGCAGTTGTCTGAACTGTTCAATTCGGAGGCGTACAAGAATAAACTGCATCCGGAGCACCAAAAAGCCGTAGAAAAATACTTGACCTTAATTAGGGAAAGTGGAAAATAATAAAATGTCCTGAATAAGATTGGGACAAGGAAGCAGCGCCCCCCAACGATTCGGACGCCTTGCCTGCCCTGTTGGGAGAACAGGCCGAAAGAGAAAGAAACAGTAATGGTAAGGAGTTCGAACGATGCCAACCTATTACGAAAACACGTCTCTGGCGAAAATCAACGAGGCGTTTTACGCGTCTTGGGATGCAACCCTTCGAGAAGTCCTTCAGGAGACCAAGGATGTCTACGCTGGTCATGTAGAAGTTGACCAGATGGAAGGCGAATTCAAGGCGTATCGGTGGATTGGAAAGATTGACCTGGTTGAGCAGAAAGTCCGCGGTGAGGACGTTCCTGCGGAAGACCCGGAGTTTCCAACCCGCTGGGTGTATTCGCGGAAGTTCTACAAGCGGGTTCTGTTTGACACCTTTGACGAAATTGCGATGAACATCTCTGCTCAGTCGCCGTTTATGAAGGCGATGGCCAAAGGGGTTGTTCGTCTGAAGAATGATGTGATTCACGGGGCCTTTTTCGCTGATGTAGTCGGCGGGAAGAACCGGACGAACACATACTCTCTGAGGGCGGACACGTTCTCCATTACGGGCGGCGGGCGGTACATTCCGCATGATACGACCAACTCGTTTGCCAAAGGCGGCACGTCCAGCGGATTGACGACGGAGAAACTCATTTTGGCTCGGCAGGCTCTGACTGCGATGCACAATGACCCCAACCAGGTCTTCAATCTGGTCTGCTCGCCGAAGCAGGTTTCGGACCTTCTGCGGGAGGCCAAGCAGAAAGAGCATTCTCTTCAGATGATTTCGGACATGAAGACTGGAGAGATGTTTACTTATCTTGGCTTTAACTTCCTGATTGACCACAATGTGTCGCTGGAGGCAAACGGAGATTTGGACAAGGACACGGCCATTTATCGGTGTGTTGCATTCCCCAATGATGCCGTTCTCTACGTCTCCAATCCGAAACCAATCTTCCGAGTTGACTTCAACACGGACAAGGCGATGTGGCAGATTCTGGTAGCGGCTTACATGGGTGCCATCCGGACCGATGAGTCCAAGGTGGTTGTGATTGAATGTGCGTAATCTGAAAGTTGAAAGGGAATAAAGATGGCCGTGGCAACATATACAAGCAGCTTGCGGAACCTTGAATTGTCAAGTCGTGTCGGGAACATGGCGGACAATCGATATGCCCGCGGGAATGTTTACTGCATGACGGATGTCTGCTATGCCGCGAACGGCGGAGATGCAGGCAGCACGTTGGTGTTCGGGTCGTTGCCCAAGGGGGCCGTTCCTCTCTACGCGATAGTCTATCCGGTTAACGGGAATGGTGTTCCGACGGCGATGGAGAACGCGGTGACGGGCTCCCTTGGTGTTTCGGGAGATGCGGACCTGTTTGGCGCGGTTGGATCGCTGAAATCTGCAACGCCTCAGGTGGTTGTCCCGAAACCGGACGGAACCGTTTATACAGGTGTTAACAGTATCGCGTTGAATAAAGAGAGCAGTGTTGTATTGACAACTGCTGCGGCGGCTCTTACCGCAGGGGAAGGCGTTGCCGTAAAAATCTTCTTTACATACGTATAGTGCTCCGATGGGCTGGCGGGCGGCGGGTCTGACGGCCTGCCGCCCCAAGCCTGATTGGCAAGGGTAGATTATGGCTATACCGTCCGACTCATTTGAGGTCTGCAACGAAGCACTTCAGTACCTTGGCGCAGCGAAGATAACGGCGGCATCGACTGCCAAACAGGAGTATATTCTTTGTGAACAATTTTTGACGCCCGCCATACGGGAAACTCTGGCTGAATACAACTGGACGGAAGCTATCAAGCGTGTGTATTTGGTATCTGCGGGGATTGATATTTTTGGGGAGAAACATACCTATCAGATTCCTCAGGACTTTATTCGTCTTGTTTCGGTCGGGGAAGAGGAAAATACTAACAACTGGACTCTGGAGGGCCAATACATTTTGACGGATGCCGGAAGCACAGCGCCGGGATATTCACAAGGGATGGAATACCGTTCTGGACAGTATTTGACTTATGAAGACTCTCTCTACAGTGTCTTGACGGCCTTTACGGCGTCTGGTGAGTTCAGCAATGATGTGTCCTACTTGTCTGAGGTTGGGAGTTCGGATACACCGATTCTTCCGATTCGGTATGTCTATTACCTGTCTTCGCCTGCTTCCTGGTCTGTTCCTCTCCGGTCGGCGGTGGTCCTGAAACTGGCGTGCAAACTGAGCGTTCCGCTGGCGAACAATCCGAAGGTTCGCTATGACCTTATGCAGGAATATGAGTCTATCGTGATGCGGAAATCGAGGTCTATTCAGTCTCAGCAGAAGCAGAAGCGTTATTCGTTCTATAGTTCCACGTGGCATTCGCGGTATTTATGAGGGAACAAGTATGATTACTCAGACTTATATCAGTTCGTATCAGCGGCTTGGATATCTGGAAGATATCTCTGTGTCTCATCCGTCTGATTATTCTGCGTTGACGGACTTTGCGATAGGCCCGAAGGCTGGGGAGATTGACCTGACCCGGGAGCATGGGACTGGGGTTATTACTTGTGCCAATGCCGTTTGTTTGATTGTCCGAGCCAGAGGGGCATCTGCCGGAGATACGCTTACACAAGACTTGTACGGGCGTGTGGACGGAGGGCCGGTTCAGAAAATCGCACGGATTGTCTGGCAGTTTGGTGCCGCCCGGGCGGACGGAGAAACTTCTGATTACCTTTGGGCGGAAACGGCAACGGTCGAATCATTTCATCCGACAGGAATTGCCGTCTGCGGCAGCACGGGGGATTCGAAAGTCGGTTCTGTTCTGTTTGACGCCGTCGGGTATCGGTATTTGTCGTCGCTGTTTACCGATTACACGGGGTCTTTGACGGAAGTAGAGTGTCTTTACAGGGTCTATTGATATGGCTCGATGGGTAAGGACATCCTTTAATGCCGGCAAATTATCATCCTTTCTTGACGGCCGTGTTGATATTGCCAAGTATTACAATGGATGTTCTGTTCTCATCAACTCCATACCGATGTCTGAAGGGGGTGTATTCAAGCGTCCCGGGACTATCTTTGTCGCGAAAGCCCTTGGCGCCAGCCGGCTGATTCCGTTCGAATTCTCTGCGAACGATACTGTTGTTCTCGAGTTTTCTGACAGGAAGATACGCTTTTTTTCAAACGGCGACAGGGTTTTGACGGATTCGCTGGGGATATCTTCAATTTCTCTGCCGTCCGGTCTGCCGGTTGTGGTTGAAACGCTGTCGCCGCATGGATATTCAACGGGGGACACCGTCCGATTCCATTCGGTCAGCGGGACGATTGAACTGAATTATATCGGAAGTCCTTTGCGTGAATGGACAATTACGGTCATTGATTCTACGCATTTTTCTTTGGACGGGACGGATGGGGATGATTTTACCGCATATGATTCCGGCGGATACGTTCAGAAAATCTACGAATTGAATTCGCCGTACGAAGAGGATGATTTGTTTCGGTTGTGCTATATCCAGTCTGCGGATGTCATTTATATCGCGCATCGGGATTATCCCCCTAAGGTGCTTTCCAGAAAATCCGCCGTGGAATGGACCCTGGAAGACTTCAATTACAAGAATGGTCCGTTTCTGGCGGATAATACAGACGAATCTATCACCGTTCAGTTCAGTTCTTCTGCTTCTGCATCGGGGTATTATTTCCCGGAGGACACGACGGGAACGCTCGCATCGACGGGGGACATTTTCAACGAAAATCACGTTGGCTCCATCTGGCTGATTCGAAATGTCCGGCTGGATAACGTTTTGACAACGCCTGACAACGATACAAACAGCGTGCCGACTGGGGAAGGAATACGAATTAAGGGCAGTTTCACATTTGAGGTTCTGGTTTCATCGAACTCATTCAAACTCTGGCGCCGTATACAAAGCGGCGTCTGGCAGGAGGTACGGACATTTTCCGCCAATACGGCTTACACGTCTGAGGAGACGGAGGAGAATGTCTATTACACATTTACTCGGAGTTCAACAAGCGGGAGTGCGACGCTGACCGCCAAAAATCAAATCTGCAACGGGATAGTCCGCATCACAGATTTTACGGATTCCAGAACGGTGAGCGTGAAAGTTGTTTCTCCCGTACACGCTGCGACATCCGGCGGGACGAATGGGATTGCAACGTCGATGTGGGCGGAGGGGGCGTGGAACAATTATCGCGGCTGGCCAAGTCTGGTGAATATTTTCGAAGGGCGTTTATGGTTTGCGGCGACGGCGTATAATCCGCAAACCTTGTGGGCGTCAAGGTCGGGTGATTATGATGATTTTCAGGAGGGGATTGCTGATGATGATGCCATTGTCCTCGAAATAGAAGATTCCGACCTGTCGGAAATTGCCTGGATGGCTCCGGATGAAGAACTGATTATCGGCACAATGTCAAAAGAATACAGGATAACATCCGGCTCTTCGGATAATCCGATTACCCCGTCGAATATGCAGGCGCGTCTTCAGTCGTCTTATGGCAGTTATCCGATTCAGCCGGTTCGCTGTCAGAATACGATTCTTTTCTTCCAGCGCGGCGGTCGTATTGCCCGCCTGATGCGGTTTAATGAGGCGTCATATCGGTACGAATCGGAGAATGCGTCTATCCTGTCGAGAGAATTGTTTGAATCTCTCCCCGTCCAGATGGTTTATCAGCGGTCGCCGTTTTCGATTGTCTGGATTGTCCGTTCTGATGGGGCTTTGGTTTCCTTGACGTACGAGCCGCGGGAAGAGGTGGTGGCTTGGGCAGAACATATCACCGGCGGGTATTCAGTTTATCCGGAAAGCGGGAAATTCATCAGTGTTGCGATCGTACAGGAAAACGGGGCTGATGTATTATACCTGACAGTTCGGAGAACCATAGGAACAGAGACGGTTTACTACATTGAGCGGATGATTCTTCAGATTCCGAATACAAATCAGCCCTATACGGATTCGTCGCTTGTTTATAGTGTTCAGCAGGAGGAAAAGAAACGTGTTGTTTGGGCCTCGGATACCGTATTGTACGGGTCTGGAACTTATGGAACATATCAGTATGGAGTGATTTACTAATGGCTAATTTACCTGTTATTGGCGGTTCCGTGGGAACGTGGGGAGAAGAACTGAATAATTATCTTCTGGTTGGACATTCCGCCTCCGGCGTACCGAATTACCCGGGCCTGACGGCTCAGATTCGCTACACCACAAATTCTGAGCGGATAAGTGTCTCCAGTCAGATTCCACTGGATAATACTATTCCTCAGATAACAGAAGGGCAGGAAATTCTTACTCTCCAGTATACGCCAAAATCTGCGAATAATCTTCTGTATATTACGGCTACGGCATCGGGGTATCATCAGAATATACAGGGGATTGTTTTGGCGTTGTTTAAAGATACAGGAACAGATGCAATTGCGGCTGCGGCCGTTGAGCATCGTACTAATAACATCCACGTTGATAAAATCTTTCTGGAACACTTGATGACGGCAGGAACCTCTGAAACGATTGTATTCTCTGTCAGGATAGGTGTTGAAACCGGGACGTTCTATATGAATTCCCGTTGGAGTACAACTGGATTGCTGAACGGTCTTTCTCCGGCTGTCTTGAAGATTGTGGAGTACTGGCAATAACAATGGCGAATTATTGTTTATATTTGAATCCGTTTGGTGGTCGTGGGCCGACCATTTCGCATGCGGCTTCTGTGGATGCATCGTCTGACTTTACCTTCTGTGCGTGGGTGAAGTTCAGGTCGTCCGATGAAGGATATTTTATTATTTCAAAACTGTCCAATATTGACGGATTTGGCTATGCATTTGGCGTAAACAGTTCCGGAATACTGGAATTGTTTTTGAGAGATTCAAATGCTGTTTCTGTTTCTGTGTCTGGAACGGGGAATAGTCTGACTTATGATGAATGGCAGCATGTTGCATTTGTGATTGACAGGACTGGAAACA